ATTATCAAATGGAAAAATTATAGAAGGTGAATTAACAAAATTTAAAAAAGCATCATGGGGTATTATTTCAAGTGTGTATATTTTTGGTGAAGGTTTTGACTGTCCTAGACTAAATGGTGTTGTATTTGGTGAGAATATGGAATCAGATATTAGAATAGTTCAATCAACATTGAGACCAAATAGATTAGACAATAATTTTCCAAATAAAAAAGCCTATATTATTATTCCGTATATTGATACTGAAAATTTTATTACAGATAATGATTCATTCGATAAATGTAGAAAAATTATTGCTAAAATTAGAAATGTTGATGAAACAATTGAACAAAAAATAATTGTTGTTTCATTAAAAAAATCTGAGTCTAAATCAGCAGAAAAACCAAAAGAAAAATTAAAATATCATCATTTTATTGATAATGATGATGAATTAACAAAAATTATGTTAAAATTAAGATATAGTAAAGCATTAGGTTCTAAATATTCAGAAGAAGAAGATGAATTTAATTATATTAGACAACTAAATAAAGAATTAAATATTCAGGATAAAGAAGATTATACTAATAACTTATCAATAAAAGAAAAACATAAATTGTATATTGAAAATCCAGAAGAATATTTTAGGCTAAAGGGTGTTTGGACTAATTGGTATGATTTTATGGGTGTTGATACTAAAAAATTTATTCAAGATAAAAATGATTGGATAAATTTTTGCAAAAATAAAAATGTGAAATCATTAGATGATTATAAAAATTTGTGTAAATTATTTGACGAAGTACCCAAAAATCCAGCAGATTTTTATAAAGATTTTTCAAGTATTCCAAATGAATTAAAAATTAATAGAGGAAGAAGATAATAATAGTTCTTTCGAGCTGTTAGTTAATTTATTATCTAAATTTTTGTGAGGAATATCATTTGTATGTAAAGATACATCTGTATTTAGCGATCCAATAGTCATATTATTAAATGATTGTAATGTTCCAATTGACATATTATCATTTTCATCATCAAAATTATCATCAAGTATATTTTTAAGGAATCTAATAAAATTCCGACATTCTTTTAGTTCAATAAATGAAAATAGTAAATTCCAAAAATGTTCATTATATAAATCATTAGATTTCATAGATAGATTAGAAATATTAGATAAATGATTATAAAAATTATTTACATTTGTTTCATTTGATTTATTATTATTTTTATATTCACCAATCCACATATTTATATCATTAATTAATTAAAGTATTTTTTGAATTGGATTACACATTTTCTATATTTAATTCTTTGTTCAATTAATTTGAGCCTATCCATAATAACAAATAAAATAATAATCCTTTATGTTAAATTAGACTTCCATTGATTTATCTTTCACCTTTGAAACTTTTGCTTTTTTAATTTTGGTTTCAATAACGGGTTTTTCTACATTGATATTTTTTTCTTCTATTTCTTCAGATAATTCAAAAGATTTATTATCTAATTTAATTTCATGTTTATTATTTTTAATTGCTTCACATGATAGTTCATTAATATATTGTTTATATTGTAATTCAGCATTATTCATTTCAGATTGTAATTTTTCAATTTCATTAAAATATTTAATCAATTTATATTTATTCATAATTGACTCTTTTGGAATTTTTATTTCCATATTTCTTAAATTTTCCTTATGCAAATTACCCATGCCAGTTGAATAATAAGCTGTTTCTTGTAAATAAGGTGTTTTAGTCTTTAAGTAATAATATAGATAATTAATATTAATTGGTTTTATGGTATTTAATTGGTATACTCCTTCATTAGCACCAATTATATCTTTTACTAAATACACTTGACCTAGAGCGTGATCGTTTGATACTCTATTTTTTGAATTCCCTCCACATCTTATCATAATAATATATTTATCGCCAATAAAACTTAATTTATTTGTTTTACCTATTGGGTTATTTGTTGATGCATTATAATATGGGTAAGAACCATTATTATTCAAATCTCTTTTATTAAGTTTCCCTGTTTTTATATCAAAACAATCGCTAAATTTATGTATATCAAAATCAACATTTTCTTTTCCACTAATTAAAATTTTATCTATTATTTTGTAAACTTTATCTTCTAATTCTTTAATTTTTTGTTCGGTTTTATTTTTCTTATTATATGATTTTGATATTTTTTCTGTCCATTCTGTTATTTTTTGTTCAGATTTTGGAATTGGTAATTGTAGGTTCAAAATATCCGTTAACGAAACATTTTCTTGATTAGATCCATTTCCTATATATTGATTTATATAATTTATTAAATGTCCATTAAATATTGCTAAAAAATAATAATTATTAATTTTATTAAAATTTCTCAATACAGCACATCTTTGGTTAAGATACATCTTTTGATTCGAATTATTTAATGCTATATTAACCAAATTAGGTTTTTTACCTGTAAGAGAAATTATTACATCATTTTTTTGTATTTTAAATTTTTCATATTTCTCATTATTTTCAATAAAATTATTATTATTAAATAACAATTTTTCATTTTTAATATGGGTTATGGTAATTAATGGAATTCCTTCTGTTTTATATTCTGAAGTTTTAAATGCATATCCATTTTGACTTTCACATAAATCACCTAATTTTACTAATTCATAATTTTTACTTGCTATAATTTCTTTCTTATTATAATCCTTGCCATTTAATGAACAAATAGAATTCTTTAATATTTCCTCTTTTGTAGCTTCTGATACTAACCTATCAATAATATCATTAATATCATTTTTACTTTCGGTTAATACAATTTCTCCAGCAATTTCTTCAAACTTATCTTCAGTATATTTTTCAATAATTAATTCAGAAAACTTAACTAAAGATGTTTTTTCTTTGGTATTATCAAAAATTACGATTGATGTTTTAGTTGATGTATTTTCAAATTGGTCTTGGGGAACACTAATAATTTCCCTCACATTAAAATTTTCGATTAAACATTTTCGTAAATCCTTGTATGTTTTATTGAAAAATACACCTTCTTTCAATACGCCTATGGCTGTTCCATTAACATCCACCATATCCATAATTAATATTAATGATGAACTTTCTTTATCATTTCCACTTAATTTATTATCTTTGGCATATTTTATGATTCTTTGACTACACATTTCAACAGAAACTTTAGTCTTCTCTAGATCTTTCTTTTCTTGTTTTTCTTGTTCTTCAATTTTCTTAAGTTGTCTCATTCGGGTCTTAATTATTAGTTCATCTTTTAAAGTTAATAATTCTTTCTTAATATAATCTTTAACTTTCTTTCTCTTGATTTGTGCATCAGATTGTGAAACTTTATCACCTCCATAAGGTGGATTGGTAATTACATTTTTGAATTTTTTATTATTAAATTCATCAGTGAAAGAATTTTTATATTTCAAATTATCAATCATATTTGGTAATACTCCAGTTAAACAGAAAAATTCTAGTCCAGCTGATTTAATAACAGCTTCGTTCATATCAAAATGATAAATTTTATTAATATTATTTTTCCAATCAATATCATCGTATTTATTATTTAGATAATTAATATGCCAGTTGTAAATCCACCAGACCCACCAAACATATCAATCATTGAATCAATAGAACCATCCTCATTAATTTCAGGATCTAATTTTTTATAGATGTAATCAACAATATGTCTATCAGTAAAATATGCTCCTAATTCACTAATTGCAGATTCATCTCTACCAATAAAATATTCATAGATTTTTCCCGATAATAAAACATTACAAGTTTTTTCAATGATCGTAATTTTATTAATTTCCTTAATTAAATGAGCAAATACATAGCTTTTTATATTGGGTGGTATTTCATTGAATAGTAAATCAGATATATTACTATGATAAATAGATGTTGATACACTGCCCAAAATTAATTCAGCTAAATCTTCATCCTTATTTTCATTTGCTAATTTAAGTAAATGTGAGAATTCACAATCTGGTCTCTTTAGATTTACTTTATCAAGTAATTTTTTTTCTTCAATTTTCTTTAATCCGTATAAAAGGTTAAATACTTTTAATGCATTCATTCCATATCCAGCTCCATTATTTCTTAAATAATTATGGATTTCATGAATTTTATCCTTTAATGCTTCTTTATTAGAAACATTTTGGCTTTTTTCCATTTTTTGCTTATATTCGTTAGACATTTTTTTATTTATATCATAATCTTTTTTATTAAAGTTTGTATTAATCAATTTTTTATCTTCTATTGATATAAAAGTATTTGTTTCATTTTCATCAATTATAATATTGATGTCAGTTGTATTATATAATTTTTGGAGTTCATTAGTAGTTAATTTTGATAATTTTAATTCAAATAATTCTTTTTTATCTTTATGTTTTTGAGTTTTTAAATGAGTTTTGTGATGAGAAAGCTGATCGGGTTTTGTTTTACAAATTTCGCAAGTGTAAATTTTATTTATCAACATTTTATATGTTATATATTAGAAAAATAATTTTAAATTATAAATTTAACAAAAAAAATGTTAAATTTATAAAGATCTATATATTTTATTTTATTAACATAAAAATAGTTTTTTCATTTTATTTTTGATGAAATAATATCTATTATAATATAAATGCCAGAACATAAAACAGAAAATTATAAATATTTTATGTGTAATAACACTGTCAGTGGCTAAAATAAAACAATTAAAGAACTTTTTTTAACTTATGAAGGTTTACTGAGAGTTTTATATATTAGTCTTAATAATAAAACAAAAAATTCATTAAATTAGCAACTGATATATTATTTACTCATCAATTTGGAACCATCGAAGCTAAACAAAAATTAGCAGAAAAATTAATTGGTACACCTGTTGAATTAAGTCTTGACATGTTAAAACTTGGTTCAATTTAATTATCTTGTAATTATTTATTTTATTAAGAACAGTTAATAATTTACGTAAATCAATGAATATTTCAAATAATTATCAAGATAATGATATTGTTTGTAAATTTGGTTTTACTGATGACTTTGAAAGAAGAACCAAAGAACATATTAAAACATATGGAAAAATTAATAATGCTAATTTGCATTTATTGAAATATGCCAATATTGATGCATCTTTAATTAGCAATGCTGAAGTTAATGTCAAAAATTTATTTAAGCAATATTTTTATGATTATCACAATCATAAGGAAATTGTTATAATTAATAATGATATGTTAAAAACTGCATATAACACTTTTGAATTAATTAATAGAAAGTATATTGTGAATTAAAAGAATTCGATAATCAACGTTAGTTGATTAGAATGCAACTAGATCATGAAAAGAAAAATGTTGAACATGAAAAAGATAAAAATTTGTTGTATATTGAATTATTAGAAGCATACAGGAAAAAATAAATTATTAATATCGCAACAATCTTAAATCAAATTAAAAATAACAACCAAAATGATGTAAAAATTATATTTTTAAAATCACAAAGCAATGACAACCATAAAATATTTTTTAAATGCACATCATTGCAAAAAATTGAAGAAATAAATATCTTTAATCTTGATATGGAATTTATGTCAGACATTTCAAAACTAGACACACAACAATTATCAGATAAAGTTTTTTCTGAATTGTTTAAAAATCCAATGTCTCTACATAAATTTGATGAATTTTTACGTAATACATTTATTGCACTGAATGTGCCATCTAACGAATTAAATGACATTGTTTTTAATCTTGTTATTAGATACACACGATTTATTTCAGAACAAAATACGAAAAAACCATCAAAAACCCCTTTAGTTTGGAGACAATATACAGGATTAAGAAAGATTTTTGATCTTGAAGACTATACAGGAACTTATCGTGAATCTCGCGACGCTTATCTCAAAGCATCTAAAGAACTAGAACTTGCAACTAGACCTTACAAAATGGCTCGTGATGC